CACTTCTCCTCCTTGGTCCAGCCGAGGGCCTTATTCGTAGCGCCGCATTGATTTAGCGCAGTCCGGTAGCTGGCGATAACCGCAGGATCGGGGGCGAGTTCACTCATATGGCAGAGGTCCCCATCCCGGTCCGGTCTCGATTAGGAAGTCCAAGGCAGACAGATAGGGAATGAATGGCTCGCGGTGCTGTGGATACACCGGATGGTTTTCTGAGAAGTCCGACCATTCAATAGTTACTCCCGCCCGAGAGAATTGAATTTCTGAAACATATTGTCGTGCTGTTGGGCCTGATATGAAAACGTCGGCCCCTAGCCGCTGACATATTGCCAAGGGTCGGTAGGTTCTGTCCAGGTCTTTCGAGATTTCCATACCAGATACGCGCAGGGTCGGGGTTGTAATCCCTAGATGGTGTGCCATCCATTCGATAACCGCGATATTGAGGTCAGCCAGAAACTCGTGGTCCTCTGCTATCAGGTCCCGGAACTCCTCGACGTATTGCTCGACGTGCGGCGCGTTCCGATACCAGTTGCCCAGCTTCTCCGGGATATTTACCTGCCATAGGTCGCCGTGCGTCGTCAGCGGTAGCTCGTTCAGCATCAGGAATCCATCGCCCTTCTTGCCGCCACCATGCCGCGTGGGCACCGATAGCCAAGTCGATTGGTTCTTGGGGTCTCTCATATGGTTCCGGTTGGCGTATCCCTTCCGGCTGAACTGCACGTCGTCATAGAACACGAACAGGTCTGCCCGGCGCATCATATCGAAGTAACCCAACCAAGGCATAAAGTTGGGTTGGATCACAGCAACGGATACGGTCATGGGTAAAGCCTTCCATAGAAGCCCGATTGATAGAAGCCCGATTGATAGAAGTTCGATAGAGGGACACGGGTCTGGCCCTGCCGGATTGAGGTCCCATAAAGGGCCATATCGCCTATCTCGCTCTGTATCCGATCCACGCTTGCGGCCAATATTCGCTGAAACGCGGCCTCTAGCTCTGGCGGGAGGTCAGGCCCTTCTTTGATGAATAGCTGGGTGTAGACGTACTCCACCTTGATCTCCTCTGTCATAGCGCCACCCCAAAGGGAAACCCGGCCACGCTTAAACATGGTCGGGCGTCGAGGGTTTGCGGCACCGTAAAATGCCTATGGCAATGGAGATCACCGCAGTCATTATAGGCCATGGTGCTCATTCGTCTAGCTCCGCGTCCACCATATCCAGGATGGTCTTTAGGACAGGCGGGACCTTGCTTTGCCATATCCGGCTGATTGCAGCGTCGAGCCGTTCATGTTCTCGGTGGTAGGCCCGCATCCTCACGCCATACGCCACTTGCCGGTAGGCGTCAGAGACAGACCGCAACGGCAATAAGTGAGTCTGCCGCACAGCATTACCAAAGGAATCGCCGTTGTTCGGGTGCTCCATCGCGTTCATTTGCTTGTTGATGGCCTGAACCGCAGCCTGCTTCTCGTCGTAGTGTGGTTCGGGCTCGTCAATGCCGCGCGCCTGCACTGCGTAAGTTTCTGGCAGCTTAAAGCTAACGGTCTTCGCATTACCCAGGAATTCCCTGTCCACCAAGCCCCGCATGGCGAGGGATTTAGCGTCCAGTTGCATCGACCCAACGGCAACGGCCCCGGCAGCACCGGCACCCAGGCGCAGCAGGTTCCGGCGTGATTTAGCTGTATTGTCCATTGCGCTCCCCTATGAAAGTCCGCCCCAGGTCCGTTAACTCAAGGCAGCCGTCGCCGTTCTTCTTCGCCAGTTTGGCGATATACATAGTTTGACGCGCCTTCTTAGCCGCATCCTCTGATATGCCCCACACTTCCGGGCAGACACCAGCGGGCATCATATGAGGGCCAAACGCTGACGAATGGGCGTGGATAGCCTTGAGGTGTGGGATTAGCGGTGTGTTGTCGTAGATCTTAGCTTCGGGCCCTGGTGGCATGGTGACCTCCGTTTGTGGCAATGGGTAGGTAGGTTGGTGTAGCTGGTGCATCTGAACACCTTGATAGGTTTGGCTGCCCAGCTTGATCGGGCCCGCCTCCTCGAAGAATCGCCGACTGGAGATAAACCCATAGACGCGGGCGCTATTAGGCCCTTCGGAGCCCATCTGCATAAGAATTTCAGCCTTGAGAGGGCTATGTTCTGCGATATAGGCGAACCGTGGATTGGATTTGAGAGCAGTCTTAACCTGTACGGTCCACCCCTTCCCCGGCCAGATTAGATCAACACCACCATCAAGCTCGCCCTCGGTTAGGACATCAGATACGGGATAGCCGAAATACTTGAGAGCACAGGCCTCCCCGACGATTCCACCGCGCTGTCGGATCGGCCAGGGCTTATGCAAGTCGCCTTCGTGCTGTTGAAAGCGGCCAAGATTGTCGAAGCCAGCCTCACGTGTCGCAAGCTCCCGATCAACAATGGCTATCTCAGCGGCGTCCAGGTGGAGGATTAAGGTTCGGTCAGTCATTCCGGGCTCGCCGCGTCGAACGTCAGAGTTTTGCGTATCTTAGTCATTGTATATCCTTTCGATTACCGGGCCGCCGCGCTGTCCACGTTCCCAGATGTACCAGCCGTGGGCCGTGGGAGTACTACCGCCCTTCTTCTCGGCCTTACTAAGGCTTGCCATCCAGCAGGTCGCACGGGAGCCGCAGAGATAGATACGATTAGGCGGGTTGGCGTCCCAGAAGGCCTCGCGCTTCACTGATTCGTACCAAGCCCATCGCTGAAAGCAGATTATCTTGCGAGCGCCGTAAGCCTTGGCTGCCTCTATGAATTCCACCGCACGGCTAAACGGCGGGTTTATGAAGACCGTAGCATCCTCACACTCGACCGTGATCCGGTGTAGGTCAGAGCCCTCAACATGCACGTACTTCTCGTCCATCGGTTCGAGGTAGTTGACGTTGTAATCGAGACCGGACACCCAGGGGTAGATGTCATTCTGTATGACGTGGTGGCCCAGAGTCGCAGCGACGTATCCCATGCGCCCATCGCCAGCGCACGGGTCGATAACAACGTGAGTCATTAGCTCCCGGTCCAGTATCTTATGGATAGCCCACATTGAGGTACGCCAGAATTCAAGTTGTTTAACCCTCTCGGCGAGGAGAGAGGAGAACTCAGGTTCTTTGAAGTCGCATTCGGGGTAGGTGCTCATGCCCTGGCCTTTGCTTTAGGAAGGGTGCCAGTCAAGAAGAACTCAAGGTCCTGGTCTGCCTTCTCATTCAGGAGCCGCAGCCCTATACGCATGACATCGTTATCACTGAGATTTAACTCTACACCGTGATATCTGGCGTTACTTTGGATATTGAGCAGCCGTTCTTGATCCCACTCGTTCAGGCGGACGGTGATGGCCTTTAGATTACGTCCTGTACTGTCTGTGTCTGTCATAGTGATAATTCCTCTGTTTTTGTGTGACCCGGCAGCCTAGCCGGGAGGTTTACGTGTTAATTTTCTGCGCCGCCGAAGCATTAGCATTAGCCTCGGGGCCTACTTTCCCCCCGCCTCCTTTCTTTTCTTTCAACGGGACGATTGTTTTTTCAATCTCAGAAGCAGGTTCTTTGTCTCTGAGTGCAGGCGGTAATGAGTGTGCTAACACGTCATGATTAGCCATCGGAGGAGGGCCACCAGGGCCCGTATCCGAAGGGTCCGTATTCCCTCTAGAACTCTTTGTAGTTCTAGTTCCCCCCACGTCCGTCGGGCTCCCGTTAGGCTCCCGTTTAGCAGCCGTTGAACGACCGTTGGCTAACCCCTTGCGTTTAATAGCGGATTTGCGCCCCGCATTTACACGCTGATCGTATGCCTTTTTAGACTTTCTCAATATTTCGCGGGCACGCTTCTGAACTAACTTGCCATTTTCGAGGATAAAGAACTCCAGAATAACGTCCTTATGATCGTCCCATTCTGCCGCTGTCATTTTAGCAACGCGGGCCAAGATCTTGTCGTCATTAGGGAGGGGTTTGGCTTGCTTGTAATAATGGAACAGGAGCAACAGATATGCGCCGTGCTCGATGGTGGTCAAATGAGCGGTATCGGAGAGATAGTCGCCAATGTGGAATTGTACCCAATGAGTATGTGACGCCATCACCAATCCTCCTCCTTAATTGCTTCCGGTTCGGCCTTCTTCTCGTCATAAGGTCGGCGGTGCTGGGCCTGATACGGGGTCTCGAAGCCTTCTCGCGGCCACTCAGGTTCTCGGTCCTGGTTCACGAATACGCCATTCTTCCGCGCTACCTGGATTTCTGCCGGACTGGCGCCATAATTGCTTTTTTTGCTCTCCAGGACAAAGGGCCCACGGCCAAATTCGTCCTCGACCTCTCCAGCCTTACATTTACGGTGGTACAGATAGAGTCTCGATCGCACGGCATTGTGCCACGCTGTAGATCCGCTGGTGCCGCTGCCGCTACTTATCCCGGACATACTCGGGTGCGCCAACAACAGGACCACACCATTGATATCGTTAGCGAGACCACCCAGGGCATTAATAAACGCTGACGCTTGGGGCCTTGAAATCTCATTGCCGCCGAACACATTATACAATGAATCGAGCACCACCAATCGGGCCCCACGCTTCAAAGCCAGCTGCTTCACCTGAGTTAAGAACGGTTGGATTGATCCATCCTCATCATACTTCCCAGCCGAGTACATAATATTGTCCATACCCATGCGGGACAGGAGCGTGACCCAATTTTCGAGGTCAGAAAACTGTGATCCCTGGGCTGCTAGAATGTCGCCAAGTCGGCGCTGTAGCTCGTCTGGATCATCCTCACAATGGACCCCCAAAGTCGGAACATTAGCCACCTTTTGACCCAGCCATGGCGAACCGGTTGCGGCGGATACGAGGAGTTGCATAGCTATATGGCTCTTGCCGGTGCCACCTTCTCCACTCAACATTGTGACCGTGCCCACTGGCAAAATGTCCTGAACAATCCATTCCCGCTGCGGAATAGGGACACCCTGCCATTCAGACGGACTGATGAGACCATCAGCACCGGTTGGCAAATGTAAAGCCTCGGCCAGACCACCGCTACGGGCACCCTGGACCCGCCTCTGCTTGTTTACGGATCGGGCTGACATCATTTCATATTCGGGCGGCATTTCGTCAGTCATTAGAATGGTCCTCAAGCGCGGGCATGACCTCGCGGGCGTGCTCAATCAACCGTCGACCATCGCTGGCCAGCATGTGAGGCATGAATGCGGTTTCAAAGTCCACCACACCTGTTTCAATCGCGGTCACCTGGGCCTTT